TTTAAATTCCATTTTATTTATCCTCTTGTCCTTCTAATTTTTGAGAGGCCTCATCGAAGAGGTCCTTGAGTGCTTCGTCACTGTCTAAAACGTCGTTAAACTTACTTAATAGCTCGTTTACGCGCTTGTATTCCTCGTTTGCTTCCTCGTATAATACCTTGTAATAAGTGATATCTACGATTGAGGTTGCGAGTTTTTGCGAAATCTCGTTTACAATTTTATCTATTGTGTTCATTCTGTTCTTAGCTCCTCCATTGGCCATGGTATCCTCTTGTATAATTCCCATCGTGATTTAAGTTGTTAAAATTATCAAAAATATCGTCTAATATGTGTGATAGACTGTAACCTCTAATAACAATATCTTCGATATTATAGAGCTTATTAGTTACTGTATCGATTCCTACTGACAACTTATCATTCGCATTATACATAAATTCGACCAAGTCACCGTAGATATTGACGGCTGTCGTGTTATCATTCGTGTTCCAGATCTGGATACCAGCCGAACCGTCGTCCATCGCGACTCGCTTCCAAGAGTTCGACATTAAGGCCGTGTACGCTGCTTCCTTGCCATTGATCGCACCTTGGCCAAAGACAAGATATTGTAACGGTTTGTTTTTAAATTGATTTCTGATACCGACGTTTGAATTATTGATATCAATCCAACCAGTTTGTAAGTTAAAGTCCGTAACGCCATTCAATGATGAGAGTTTTCCGCCTTTGATAATGTTAGCTGTAAGCCCATCTGATACAATATTCTTTGCTGATACGTTGATAAGTCTTGCTGTGTTTGCGTCGATCTCGCTGATGTGAGCCGTGCCGATCTGAGCGTTGGCAATCATTCCGGACTTAATAACCCCGTCCTTGATGATGGTTTTTTCACCAACCGAAATCAAACCCTCATTGATCTTGACCGATCCGTCTTTATTAAGATTGATCTGGCCTAACACGTCGCCCGCACTGTTTAAGTTTTTGATTGCCCACGATCCAGCTAGTAACGACATTTGCGTCCGTGTGGCTTCTGCCGTTTCTTTAGCTTGTCTGGCCTGTTCCGCAACTTGGATCGCTCTTTGTTGAGCGTCCTCGGCCTTTTCTATAGCGCTACTCGATCTAGCTGACGCTTGTTCTGCCCTATCTTGGGCTGTGTAAGCAAGTTGCCTTACACTATCCGTCGCGTTAGATACTTCGCCGATTTTAGTTGTTAGTTGCGATTCAAGCGCTTTTGTTTTTGCGAAAGCGTCATCAAACTGACTTGGCTTGTAAGGCCCTGTGTTAGATCCACGTACTAAAATAGGTTCCTTGAATTCTACCCAGCCATTTTTAGCCAAGTAGATATAAAACGGATAATTCTTATCTTCACCAAAAGCAAAATCTTCTTGAATCGTGAAAGTTTTTTGGAACTCCCGCCATTCATCAAGAGGCGGTCTGCCTTCACCGATATTTGACCATACCAAAATTTTATTCAGTCCGTGGTTCTTTATGTTAAAAGCGAAAGAAACATCTGGATACTCTCTAATACGGTATTTAAAACCTAAAGTATAAGTTTCACCACGATAGATTTTTTTAACGTAAATCGGAAGCGAGAACCCCGTCCAATTATAGTCAGTAAGACCTTGTGCCTTGATTGTGAAAATACCGTCTGCAAGTGTTATGCTTGCGTTTGGGTTGTTGTTTCCGACAAGTGTGTGCTTGTCCATTGTCATGGAATTAACAATCAAGTTATTATCATCAGTAACATACTTCCCGACTTCCGTCTGGAATATCTCGCTTGACATAACCAATCGTGAGAGTTTGTCCGGTGCGTCTGTTTCAGACGTTCCAAGAATGCGTTCGTATAGCTTGTTCGATTCCGTCAGCTTGTTAAATTCTACGGTTTGTGTTGCGATCTTTCCGGAAAGACCAATTAAATCTCGACCCATGTCATTTTGCACACGGTCCAACGCGTCAAACTCGCCTTTTGTTGTGAAGTTTCGAGACACTTTGGACACAATCTTACTATAGATCGTGTCACCGTCAACGTTCCTGACCTCTTCCGTGACTTTGTTTTGCAAGTCCGGGCTGTTCAAGATCTGTTGTTTGATCTGATCAGATAGCTTGCTAGTGTCTGGTAGCGTCCCGGCTTTTTTTAGGGCTTCTTCTGCCTTTGCTTCGGCTTGCGCGATTGCCTTATTTGTAGCCGTCTGTGCTTCCGAAAGTAACGTCTCGATCTTTCTTGTATCAACTTTGAGGATCTTTGGAAGCCATTCCGTACCGGACCAATAATAGAGCTCCGTTTCTTCACCTACGGTCAAGTATAAGAGATCGCCTTCGTGAAGCGTCCCTCTTGGTTCGTCTTTTGGCTTCGTGGCCCCGTAATAGTTAGTATTCTTGCCATTCGCGGACACAAGCGCCCGAGTGGCCACCTCAAGAGCTCCTTCAGCGTATTCTTTCGATTCCGAGACGCTTCGCATGATCGAGCCTTCCGACGTGATCGCTTTCTGGACAGTCCCAATATCGTTACAAGTAACTTTGTGGGACAATAGCCTGCCCGTCACGTCGTAAGAGCTCTCATAAGACACAATACGGATCTTCTCACGGAACCCGATCGTCTCGTTAATAGCCATGATATAGTCACCAGCGCGGGGCCGTGTGTACTTGTATCCAGCTTGTGTGAGATCTTCCATGTCAAGCTGAACTGAAATCGAATAGGATTCGTCTACTTCTTTCTTTAGCCGTTCTAAGAGCTTACCAGTCTCTTTATACCGTTCGTCGGTTACGGGTTCGCCCTCGATCCGGCCATAGATCCGAGCAAGTGGACTCTCATATTCTGAGGTATATCGGCCTGCGTCGTGGTTTTCTTCGTTTTTCCATGCCCCCAGACCTTTTTTGTAAGTGATAAAGTTTCCAATATTCTTCTCGATCGTGAGCTCGTTCATGTTGAAGTTTTTTCGGACAACTGTCGAAAGGTCAGTCCCGACTTTCTTCAAGATCCGGACGACTTTTCCAGTCACCGAAAACTCAAGGCCCGCTGCTTTAATAATGTCTTTAAACATTTTCAACCGGCTCGCGTTCCCAAAATTCTCTTTTCGAATTGATCCCGCTTGTGCCTCGATTACATACCGATACCCGCTGTCTTTAAAGATCGCCTCGATATAAACTTCAAAACGATTCGAACCGTTAAACTCTTGATAACAATTCGAGTGCTCAAAGTCGTAAAAGAATTGGTGGACCGCGTCAAACGATAGCGAAATATTTTTGCCTTCGTCTTTCGGCTTCGCGTAAATGATCTTATAAAGTTCGCCGTCGAAAGTGAAGCTCCACCCGCGATCTAATTTCGATAGAACTTGATTATTAGAAACAATCGTTCCCGAGACCGATCGCTCGCCATTGACTGCGTTTTTAGTTTTTAGCTCGACTTGGGCTCCGTATCCGTTGCCCTTTTCGTCGTAAAAAGTAATCAATGATCCACCTCCTCTCTAGCGATATAGCTCTTTAAATCCGAGGATCTTGACACTCCCCTTGAAATTAGTAAACCAATTTACCGACCGGTTAGGCTTGGGCTTAATAACGAAATATTCGTAATTCGTCCGGTTGTTGACGTTTAGATCTTGTGTGGTTGGTCCTTGATAGATCGCCGTCTCAACCCCTTTTAGAAGGAGCTTTTGGCCAGACCTTAAAGGCGTTTCTGTATGCTGGTAAGTAAACCGACGGCCGTCAATCTCGACGAAAAAGTCGGTATTGTCAGCGTTTGCGGTCAATTCTACGATAAACGGTACTTCTAACTGACTAAGTGGAGCCGTGCCGTTGTATGGAAAACTGTTCGCCGTGAGAACGAGATCCCTTGGAATCGTCTCTCCATAAGGTAGTGTAGCCGTCACGAATGAAAACGAAACATTGTACTTGATCCCAGCTTCCGAGTTGCCGATAAAATCAAACTCGATTTGACCATCACCCACAACGTTATAACGATATTTCCAGTTAGCGTGTGGCAACTGGGCAAGATTCAGATCCCCCGTTGTTTGCCCCGGCGTCTGGAAGTCGTAAATATTATTTACGTTTTGGTACAGCTTGGTAATATAGAAGCTATCGTCACCCAAGACCCAGCGAGACAATTCATCTTTTAAATTTAAAAAATGCTCCATTGACCCCGCTGAAAGTCTAGCTGTGACTGAGATTTTCTTTTCGGTATAAGTCAAGCCGTCGAAAATATAACCATTGCGCCCCTTGACGGTACGCCTTGATAATTCCACGGCCGGGGAAGAATCTTCGACCGTGATATTGTAAAGGCCAAGACCAGATAATTTCTGACTTTGGCCGTCTTTTTCAATTAATAAGTCCATCGTTCCCCCTTACGCGAAATAAGCGTCTAGCGCTTTCTCTCTCGCGTCCTTTTCCTTGATTGTGGTATAGATCTTGTCTCCCACGATCTCGTTATGTACTTCAAATTTTTGGTTAGCAAGTTGCGAGTTTTTGACTTCGTCGCTCAAGTCCTCAAGAGACGAACGAACGCCCGAACTTGTCACGCTCGCGCTAGTTGTTAACACGCTATTAGTCTGATAATCTTGATCCGTGATTGCTTGTGCATACTCGCGAGCTACGCTGTTAATATCCGATACCCAGTCAGCCATACCGATGTACATACCTTCACCCGTGAAGCTACCGATTTTCTTCGTAACCCGAGATGGTGAGTGAATATCGAGCGCGGAACGCATGATTGCAGCAATGTTTGAAGCGATACTAGAAGCGAGAGCATAGAGCGAACCGGCCATAGAAGCGAGGCCGTTATATAGACCCACGCCCGCGTTAAAACCGACCATTTGAAGCAATGCTGGAAGATAACCAAACGAAGCTGAAATCTGAGCACAAGCCGAACTAGCAAGAGATACCGCTTGAGTCATGCTTGATTGCATGGTGCTAGTAAATGCTTGCATACCGCTTTTAGCGCTATTTGTTACCCTTTGGAAAGTTGTTCTAAATGTAGCCTCTAAACGTTGACCAGCCGAAGTACTCAAGCTCGAAATCATGCTTAAACCAGTTTTTATGGCTTGAGCCGTAGCACTCATCGCACTTGATACAGATTTTTGAATACCTTGAAAACTAGTCGTCAATGATTGCGCCATTTGAGAGCTTGCCGTTTGGGCTTGTTGAGCCATATTAGACAAGTCTGCTTGCGTACTCGCTACCATCGCATTAGTAGCGCTCGTTGCTCCCGCTTGCATTTGTTGGAAGTTGCTTACAACGTTCGCGCTTGCTTGTTGTGCGTTTGTGGTTGCAGCCGTGTTGACTCCTGTCGTGCTTGCGTTCGCATTGTTCATTAACTGATTCAGCTCGTTACTTGCGTTCGCGTTTAACTGGCCGATGTTGCTCGTTACGCCTGTATTCATCTGTCCAGTTTGAGCCAGCGCGTTTGCGTTCATTTGGTTGAAGGACGCGTCCGCATTTGCAGCAAGGGCTTGCAGGTCCATAGTCCCGTTAGTGTTTAACGTGTTGAAGTTAGTCGAGGCTGTCTGTTGCAATTGCGTTGTACTGTCCATCGCATTTGTAGCCATTTGAGACATATTAGCCGTAACGCCAAGGCTCATGTTTGACGTTGACGCGATCGTGTTTGTGCTCATTTGACTATAAGAAGTCGACACGTTGGTACTAGCGGTTGAAGCGTCGGTACTTAACTGTGTTGTCGTTTCCGAGCTTTTCGTCTTGATATGCTCCGCCGTGTTATTGATCGATTCTTCGGTTTTCTTCCCGCCTTCGTCTGACTTGCCAGTGATCCAGTCCCAGATCCCACCAAAGAAGTTACCGATAGCGTCCGCGACGGCTTTCAAGGCCTCTGGTACAAAATTAAGTAAGGCTTCACCGAACCCCTTGATAATCTCCCAAGCCGCCGAAACGATGTTAGGCAAGCCCTTAATGATCGCAAGAGCGAGCTGTACGACTAACTGAGCCCCTGCCATAATTAGTTGTGGCAAAGCTTGAGCGAGTCCACGGATCATCTGACCGATGATCTGGACTGCACTTTGCACAATCTGCGGTAAAGAGCTGATAATCCCTTGAACGAGACTTACAATTAACTGAATACCACCTTGCAAGATCGTTGGTAAGTTTGACAAGATCGTTTGCATAAAGCCGATAATGACTTGCGTCCCCATCTCAATGATCGCTGGCAAGGCTTGAACGATACCATTTACGACGTTCATCAAGATTTGAATACCTTGTTCAAGGATCTGTGGGAATTGTGATTGCATATTGGTTATAAAGTTAGTTACAATCTGTTGTGCCGTCGAAATAATTTGCGGTAAGTTTTGCAAGATTCCTTGTGTAATGCTAAGAAGTAACTGCATACCAATAGCAAGTAACTGTGGCAATGCCGATAGCAAACTATCGACCAAGGTCCCGATAACAGTTACCGCGGACGAGATTAAAGAGCCCGCATTTTGGCCCACACCTTGAACGAGGCTTGCGATCAACTGAATACCAGCGTCAACGATAACCGGGAACATCGTTGCGAATCCTTGCGCGAGTTTGGCCACCAGATCAGCACCCGAAGCAATCAAGCTCGGTAATTGACTAGTGATCCCATTTACAAGGTTTTGAATAATCTGTGGCCCTTTAGTCGTTACTGTGGTAATCAACTGATCGATCTGTTGCCCGAATTGTTGATTAATTAGGCCAAGACCAGCGAGGACCAGACCCAAAATAGCGGCCGGACCGATTGACGCGAGGGCGATTCCCATAACGGAAGCGATCCCGGTTGTCATCATTCCAAGGACTGAAAGACCTTGCGAAGCCGCTCCACCGAGCGCGCCCGGAATACCGCCGATCTTACCGACGAAGCTCGAAATGAATCCGCCGGCCGTACTAAATGCACTTGACGCGACCGATCCGAGGCCCATTGTCTTACTTGCGACGATACCCATAACGCCCGTAAGCGAAGTTAGTCCGCGTACCGCTGGACCGAAGGCAAAGGCGCCCACAAGACCCGTCACGGCCGGTTTAAGAGTTTCCATGGTCCCTTTGAACTTGTTAGATTGCTCATCGGTCATTTTCGTTCCATTAAGGAACTGATTTAAAGCCGGATTCAATGAATTTAGACCGTCTAAGAATTTTTGTAACCCTTGCGAGTTGGACAACTTATCGACTAACTTATCGATCCATTGGACGAGTGTCGTTAGGACTGGCAAAACTGCCGTCCCGATTTTAATTTGAAGCGTCTCCCATGAACCACTCAAGGCCTCAACGGCCCCTTTTAAGTTGTTCAACTTTTCAGCCGCTACTTGAGCCGCGCTTACTTTGTCGATCGCTTCTTGCATTTTGTTAGCGCCGTCTGCTCCTTCGTTCATCGCGATAGTAGCAGCACGCACTGCGTCGGTACCGAACATGGTTTTCAAGGCCATTTGTTTTTCAGCGTCAGTCAATCCGCTTAAATGATCTTTCAAGACTTGAGAAATTTCAGCGAATGACTTGATCTTACCTTCAGCCGTGAAGAACTTGTTCGCGCCGTCCTCGGTCACAATTCCGAGGTCCATCATCATATTTCTTTGTGCCTTGGTCTGCGGTTGCAGATTCATCAGCATAGTTTTAAGTGATGTTCCAGCGTCTGATCCCTTGAGCCCGTTTTGGGCGAATACTGCGAGGGCGTTTGTGGTATCGCGGAACGATAAACCAAGCCCAGACGCGACCGGAGCGACCATGGAGAGACCATATTTCAGTTCGTGGACGTCTGTCGCTGACGCGTTAGCAGCTCCCGCGAGTTGGTTTGCCGCTTGCGTGGCCGTCATGCCGTCGCGTTTAAACGCGTTTAAAGCTGTCGAAGTAATTTCAGCCGCTTCTTTAAGGTCGAGCTCGCCCGCTGTTGCGAGGTTTAGGGAAGCGGTAAGTCCACCGTTTAAGATATCCTTCGTTGAAACCCCGGCTTTCGCGAGCTCTCCGATTGCGTCAGCGGCGTCAGCGGCGCTAAAGGCTGTATCGGCCCCGGCTTTGATTGCGGCGTCGTTGAACTTCTTCATCGTTTCCGCGCTCTCACCAGTTACGGCCTTAATGTTGCTCATTTTGGCTTCGAATTCGGCCGCTTTTGATACCGTGCTCTTGATCGCTTGTTTACCAAGGTCAAAGAGTTTATAAGCAGCAGCCACTCCTAAAACCTGCTTGAGCAAGTTAGTTGACGCGCTCGCCGCTTGGTTTGTATGGTTTACGATCCCAGTTAATGCACTAACGGCCTTTTGTCCCGTTGTGTGGAAGGCGTTTCCGAGCTTCCCGCTTACGTTACTAGCGAGATTGTTAACCGATGACAAGATCCTGCCACCGAACGAGTTTTGAACTCGATCCGCGAAGCTGTTCGCCTTGCTAGTCAAGTTTGAGAACATACTGGACCATGAAGAATTGATCGGGTTCAATACCTTTTGACCAAGCGCGCTCGTAATGTTTCCAGCCGTTGACTGGATCCGAGCTTCGAGCCGGGCCATAGAGTCCCCAATCGATCCGAAGGCCGTCTTATACGACCCAGACATATTGTTAGCTGAGTTAGTAAACACCGAACCTATACTATGGACTTTTGAGCTGATACGGCTTGCCATCGAGTCGACGCTGTTTGCCATTTCAGCAAACGCGCTTTTTGGCGATTTAATCGCGCTTGAAATATCAAAATCAAACGCTTTTTTAATTTTCGAGTTAATACTAGCCCCGAGGGAAGCAACGTCGTTTTTCATCGCTCCGAAAACTGACTTCACGTCAGCCGAAACGCGAGTAAATGCTTTTCGTATGGGGTCGGGTAATTTTGCACCAATGTTTGAAGAGATACGCTGTAGCTCTCCGAGGGCGATTTTGAATCCACCGGTCAACCCTTGGCCGATCTTGGATCCGATATTCTGGTTGCTGTTTGCGAGCCGGTTCATCAATTCACCGACTTCACGAATCATCTGATTTGCGCTTTTTGACGCCTCTTGCGCCGCGTTTTGAAATGCTTTACGCGTCGAATTAACGACGTCATTCATTGCCTTTTCATAACCAGTTAAATCCGCGCCGATAATCGCTTCTATTGATCCGTCAAACGCCATCGCCCCACCTCCTATCTATCTATTTCTGAAATGTTCATTAAGACGCTCGATCTTCTCGAGCATACCTTGAGAGCTTCCGCGCTCTTCGCGTTGTCTAAACAATCGACGCACCTTCTCACGATCCTTCTTCTTGCTCAACTTGCCAAAGTCCGCCTTCTTCGCGTTCAACGTGTATCGTAAGTTAAAAGCAAGCTCAACGAGGTTTTCCCGCTCTTCGATCGCTCTATAATAAAGGCCCTCGCGAATTGCGTCGAGCTCGTTCTTCGTACAAGAGAAAATAACATTCGGGTCAGTCAGACCCAAACGCGCACATTCGATTAAGAGATTGCGTTTCTCAAGCGCCCAATCTGTGCCTCTGTCTGCTCGATCTGAAGCTCCGCTTGTGCTTTGTCCTCGGCTGTTTCTGCCTTGGCTTTGAGATATTTCAATCCCAGCTCGAGATTTTCTAAGTATTTCGAAACTTTCTCTTTGAAAAAACCAGAATCGACCATCTCTTCTTCTAGTGCTTCAAAAAGTGGCTCTGTGCTTTCTGCTCCGAGATCTTCCATTTTGTCCGCGATCGCTTTGATAGCTTCTTCATCGCTTACGGCTTTCGCTTTTTTGCTCGCGCATAGCTTGATAAGATCCACAAGAGCCGAATCGTTACGATCCACAACGCGAAGAAATAGAGCACCGACCCCATCTTCATTGCGTGTTCCGTCTGGACCTTGAGATCCCAAGTCACGATTGACCTTGTACATGGTCATATAGTCAAATTTGATTTCGATTGAACGGCTTCCGACTGTAAATTCCATTGAATAACTCCTTTTTTGTCAAAAAAATAAAAGCAAAAGGGCATTTGAAGCCCCTTTGCTTGAAAAATTAGCGTGTGATATTGTTGTAATCGCCTGTTGTTTCGCCCGGATTTTGGTACTCGTAAACGTCGTTCAACATTGCGATTTCTTCCGTTGAAAGTGGGAACTTACCATCGCGCAAGCGTCCGACAATACCCACGGTATAGTTAAGTTCAACGAATCCATCGATCGCGTCAGTAAATTCGACGTCGTCCGTGATCTTACCATAACCAAATTGAGCTGGATAGGTATCTTTTCCGGAAGTTGCGTCTTTGACGCTATCATCAACAATGACGCGCCAGATCTTCAATGATTCCCCTGTCTTTTGTGCGTCAAGAACAGTTTGAACTGATGGATCTTTAGGTGCGAAATATTGAGTCAACTCGATAGAGTGTTCATCTGTTGCTTTTTCAAGCAAGCGCCCTTGTTGTGTTTGTTCGTCAATGTATTCACCACCCATGGTAGTGGTTCCATCTGTACGGTAAGCCGGAAGCATTGCTCCGTTACCTTTTTCAGCGTGGATTGATTGAATGAAATAAAATACTTTTTTACCTACGATTGGCTTCGCAATCGTAATTTTAATTTTTGCTTTGTCTTCTGCTTCACCCATTGATTAAGTGCTCCTTTTTAAAATATTGTATCTGTTAGTGCAATGACGATATGATAGACCTCGCGTCCTACTGTATCGTCTAAGAGTACGCTCGCGCTTACATTTTGATTGTGGCCAAGCCTACGAAGGGCCTCTGATTTGACCTTCTCGACCCCAGCCCGGCTTTCCGTGCCCGGTAAGAAAATATCGATCTGTACGCTCATATCCTCAATAATAAGCCCTGTTTGAGCTGTTTTTGACGCATTGGAGCTTGATTGCCCAATCACCAAGAATGGCTCGAGTGTGTCTTGTTTTGGTAGCTTAAATTTGATTGGGATATTGAGTGGCTTCAATCGTTCGCGTAAATCTGCGAGCATTTTGATTGAAGGCGTTTCGTTTGCCATGAATCACCTCCTAAACATTTTACGAAGGTTTTTAAATAACGCTTCGCTTTCTTCCTTAACGGCTGGACCAAGAAACGGCTGGGCCTTCATCTTACGAGTTCCAAGCTCCACATAGACCGAATAGCCAGCGGGAGACGTTACCTTGTACCGTAACATACCAACCCGAGCGACAAAGATCCCGTTTCTCATGAATCCGGTATCAACTGCTGCTTTCATTTTGGCTTTTCGTTCCACACGCAAGGCCGATCGTTGCAATTCTGCCGATACAGCCCGACGCGCTTCTCGTGGCTTGTTTTGGACCTTCCGAATGAACTTGTCCAAGCCTTTTACTGAATATGAAAAACTCATAGATAAATCACCGTGCTATTATGATGATATCGTTTGCCCTTGATCTTGAGCCTGTGCCCGTTGTAAATCACTTCCGAAAAGCCCTCATATCGTCCCTGTAAGTGCAACTTGAACGAATCGAAGTCATACTTGCCAAACAAACCCATCATCTCGTAATTGGACAATGAGTTACGCATACAAGGGACTGGGAAACTCTTCTTTGTTTCCACATTCTCAAGCAATTCATCTTCCGGCTCTTCCTCGAAGATCAAGGTAACGCGTTCGTTATAGATCATACACGCGCCCCCTTTAAATGAATCGAGCGATTCCGCGGGCCCGATGTTTGATCGCAAGGCCTTGTAATACGGCCTTATGCTCATCTGTTAGATAGCTAGATTCCCAAGTAAAGCTCCGGCCCTCTTCGCTGTCCGCTGTCGCGCCTTCTGAGTTTAGTCGATTAAAGCGACTGACAGCCACGTCACGAAGGATATAAGCCACGCTCTCGGGCAATTCCTCGAGTGCTGTTTCCGAGAATTGATTGACGTAAGCGATCATACGCTCGAAGCTATCCCGTACAATAAGGGCCAAAAGATCGTCTTGTTCTTGGTCAGCTTTGGGAATACCTTTCAAAAGTCGAAGCTCTTCCGTTACTTGATCGATATTGATTGCTGTCATCGCTAAAACCTCCTAAAACTAGGCTGCCACCGCTGACGTTGGCGCTTGGATTGTTGCTTCTACCACGCCGTCAGGAATTTCAGCAAAGAGAACGTTAGCGCCAAAGAATACAGACTCGAAAGTCAAGTTATTCAAATGACGATCACGCGCCACACCGATCAAGCCTGTCTCATCTGTGAAGTCCGCGAACAATCCGCCAAGATCTCCACCAGAAACGTTTAAGTAAGCGAAAACAAGGTTTTCTACGGCTGTTGTATAGATCTTCCCTTGTGGACATGAAGGCATAACAATGACGTTTTGCATACCGAGGAAGTTTTGAAGAAGTGTAAATCCAAACACGTTAGACGCGTCAGATGCTACTGCTGTTGATCCAAGGTATTCAGCCACATCGAGCGGATTAACGAAAGATACAAGTGGAGAGCCTTCGAACTCGTTGAAAGTGGTCAATTTGCCCCAGCTATTCGCAAGTGCTTGTTGAAGTCCTTTACCTGTTACTTTTGTTTTAGTTTTCTTGAGGTAAGCCAAGAAATCGTCTTTGATTCCGTTTTGAATCTCGCGGAGTAAGCGAGTGTCTGCTTCTGTGATAGCGCGTGACGCTCCATGACGTGCGATCGCTTCCGCTGATACTGCACGACGTTTCTTGAACCATTCTACTGTGTATTCTTGGTCCTTTGCGCGTGTCATTTTAGAAAGCGGAATTGTTTCACCTTCGGCCGTTTTAGTTGTGTCAACGTCTGCGGTCCATTTGTAAGTTTGGATCTTTAAGTCATTAGTCAACTCTTGACGGCGTGTTACTCCCAAAAGACGGAGTAAATCGTTGATATTTTTAGAAAACTTGTTGACAAAATCAATAGACTTAATTTCGCCCAAGTCATTCATAGTTGTAAGTTTGTTTTCAGCCATGTTTTAATAGCCCTTTCTAATTTTTAAATAGTCCGATGTTTGCGGCGATCATCGCTTGACGCTCTTCGTCGTTCTCGATTTCCATGATCTCCGCTTTTGTCATTGATACTGGCCCCGTACCCTTGCGAGGTGCTTTCTGGGTCAAACGTTCATCGACGCGGGCTTCTACTGCCTTATCAAAGATTTGTCGCAAAGTGCCTATCTTCTCCTTTGTGGCCTCGGCCGTTTCATCGATCACAAAATCAATAAACTCGCCCGGAAGTCCTTCTTCGCTCAATAGCGTTTGAGTGGCCACGCGCATTTCTTTGATTGCAAGTGCTCGCTCGCGTTCCTCGATCGCTTGGATCCGTTTCGCTTCCTCTTCTTTGGCGCGCTCGTCTTTGGTCAGCTTCGCGAGGCGTTCGCCTTCGCTTTTGGCTTTCTCGATTGCTTCGGCTTGCTCTGTTTCCCAGCTTGCGCGAGCTTTAGCGATCTCCGCCGCGATTGCTTTACCAAATTCGGCGCGTGTAAAGGTACGCTCTGCCTTTTCCTGCTTGGTTTCGACCTGTTCTTCTTGAGTGACGTCTTGCTCAAGAGCTTCGGTTTCGACTGTTGCTTGTGTATTTTCTGACATTATTTTCCTCCGACGGTTACGCCGTCAATCGATTGTTCTCGTTTTACGTCCGGCGACGAAACAATACAGCTTTTAACGTCCTCCGATTGTCTGGACAATAAAAAAGCGGTCTATTCCCGCTTGTCAAGATACCGGATCACCTCCGATCATTCGTCCTTGTCACTCCGTGACTGTTTAATGCTCTTTATGATACCTTCGATCATTCCAGCGAGTACGGCCCAGCCTGCCACGACCAAGAAAGCGAAGCAGAAAAGGCCCGCTGTGTAAGATACCATGTCCCAGATATTAATCACTTGTTTCCTCCTCTCCTATTTCTTCCGCGTCCGGCATGATCGTAGACCGGCAATTGTAATGGAACGGGGGCATATTAACCCCGACCTGTGCGTCCTCGAGTTTATACAGCTTGTCCTCTTGCGCGATTCTTCGACAAATTGGAGTTGTCCGATCGTCTAGCACGACCAAGATCCGATAGTATTCAAGCCCCGCTTTCTGGTAACGCTTGATAGTCGCCCGGTTAATGACGGCCGTCGCGTCCGTCCTTACTAGCGTTTCAGCTCGCGACCGTGCAACGTTAAACTCTTTTCGAATCTCACGGGCCATTTCTTGCGGGCTATCTCCACGTATGAAACCTTGCTTTAATACTTCTTTTAGCTTTTGTGCGAGGCTGTCGGTATTCCCCCAAAGTTGCTCAGAATAATTTCGACCATTAAATGGCGTCTTGATAATCTCTTCAAACGCTGGACGATTGACCGCGCCTGTACGGCCTCCCATAGCCTTTCTGTACGCGTATTCTGCGACACCGTATAAATACCTCTCGAAGCTCTTATGAAGCGCCCCTGTGAGCACTCCGAGCCTGTGGATAGCTTCCAACTGCAAAGCCTCAATTCTGATCGTTCGAGCTGACGCGTATTGTTGGTTCAATCGCTTCAGTAATTCCGGATCCTTTTCGGCTTGCTCGCGGTATAGTGTCGCATTGTCCACATAGTCGCTCAGATCCTCACCTCGAAGGCGCTTCGTTGCGTCTTGGTAAGTGAGCGCGTGATCTTCAGCGTACTTTGTGTAAAAGTCAAACAACGACTTTTGAAGCCTTACCGCCTCATTGCGGTAAGTTTTTTCTAATTCTGCGAAAAAGTCTATATCTTTCCTGTCAACGTATTCGAATATCTCACGGGCGCGTGCTTCCCAGTATTCATTATGAGCGCTTATCTTCAGCTTCTTCATCTGTCGCTACCTCACCGGCTTGTGGCTCGATTCGTGGGAGCATTTCAAGCGCTTTTTCTGTTTCTTCCTTCATACGCTTCAATTCCGCTTCAGCGTCGACGCCTGTCGTTTGTTCAAGCAATTCGACGATCGTTTGCTCACTCACCACGCCATAGAGATTCTTGGCCATTGCCACGATGTCAGCGTCGTTCTGTGGAATGTTTGGAGTGAATACGACGTTCGTTTCATTGATAAGATTGTAATTCTCGGAATCGTTGCCCTTGATCTTCCAGATATTGACAGCAAGACGCAAGCGACGCATAAGCCCTTTTTCAAACAAAAGCTCTTGTTTGCCTCGATAGTTGTCCGCTGCCATCATCTTATATTTCATCGCTTCGCCCGACTGGGTCCCTGCGAAGTTGCTATCTGTTGTATCTGGCGTAAACGTGAAACGCATGATATCTTGAACCAGACGTTCCTTGTACGCTTCCGCTCCGGCCGTATCGTATGACTTGACAAGATAATTTGCCGATGGTGCCGATCCGCCCGGGATCGGATTATCATCAAGGATCAAGATCTTCGCCTTCTTGAACGCTTGAGATACCGCAAGCCGTCCATTTGGATTGATCCGACCGTCTTCCAAAAAGTCTTTGTCTTCGACCCCTGTGAACGGATTCCCCGAGATCACCAAAAGAGCCTCGTTGCTGTCTTGTTGGAAGTTGGCGAGCTCGGACTGCGAGAGATCGTAAGCGTCGATAGAGTCAAGCACGGCTTCGAACGCCCCCGTCCGGTCCGTGTTATTGCTAAACTCGTTTACTGGTACGCCATTAAAGAAATGTTCGCTCGTATCTTTGAGATGAAGCGTGTCCGTGTCTTGGTTATCGTCCACATACTCGTAAATCGCGTTACTAGTATAAACTTTGACGAAATCGCGTTTGTGTCCATTCCCGTAACTAATAGAGTAATAGTTAATAGCCATCAAAGAACGTTGCTCGTAACTGTCATCGTAAATAACAAACGTCTGCTCTGGATCCATACGATAGAGCTTGACCCAAACTGACCCGTCTTCGTCTCGGTACGCGTTCAGAAGCTCGTAAGCACGGCCATAGATCGCGAGATCTGTTTTGATCGCGACGTTGTGGTCCTTTTCGTTGTTTTGCTTGCTGAACTGGTCAATCTGTTTTTGGATCTCCGCGTTTTCGTTCTTATACTCGACCGGGTTTCCCAGCATATAGCCTTGTTCGAAGATTGCAATATACTTGGCCCAGTCGCTCGCGATTCGATTATCAGCGCTATATGGATCGCTTTTCGCTTCTCGGTACTTGATATTATTATCAGCGAGATAATAGCGCTTGAGCTCTTTCAAGCGGTCCAATTGCTCGGATCTGTGCGTCCCGATATAATTCTTTAGACGCTCGATCCATTTCTGACCCTCGTATTCGATCGTTTCGAAGTCTTCGGCCGTCATGATGAATTGACGATTCGCGTTCTCATCGAACCGTCGCCCTTTTAAGAATTTCAATTTCTTTCATTCCTTCCTAGAAATAGTATTGCGCGCTTGTCATACGCTCTTTAACTGTGCTACTTGTATCGTAGACGTGCTGTGAATAGATCGCATACCGTACCGCGTCCAGTACGTCGTCATGCTCTTTGACGGGCTCGCCTGTGCGTTCGTTCCAGACGTATTGATATATTTCATCTTTGAACTTGCTCACTTTGTTAGAAACGACAAAAAAGCGACCAGCTTTCATCAGCTTGGCCACTTCTTCAATCCCAGATAATACCGACTTATAGGCATTGAAGCACTTGAGCCGTTCACGGTTGAACCGTCCGACGTGCTCGGGACGCGCCGAATCTGCCCAGAAGAATATATCCCCGTATCGCGCTTTGATATCCTTTGCGATATCCACCCAGAAGTCTATCTCTTTGTACTGGTGCACGTGTTCTTCCAAGATGTACACATCGCCCGCCTCAGTTTGGCCCACGACCACAATCGAGCCCCAGTGCTCATAACCCCAGTCGACCCCCGCATACACTTTTGCGAAATGATCGGGCGTTTTGTGAATGTACATATCTTCTCTGAAATCACGATAGACAGCACCTTCACCGATAACCCAACGGCCATATATACCGCGCTCGGTAAACATACCGGAAGGCGTTGTCGCGATCAAGTTATCTACGTACCGTTGATTTAAGAACGTGTTATCAAAGATTGTAAAATGATTCGCGATGATCTTCTCATCGTCCGCCTTGTCGATATAATCAACTTTTAACCAGTGCTTCGGGTGATCCGGGTTTGTGTCGCATATAATACGCGCGCCGTACCCTGAGCAACGCTTGAGAATTTCGTCGAAAACCTCTTTATTTGCGAGTGTGGCCTCGTTTACATAGGCCCCGAAGGCTGTCATACCACGAATAGCTTTTAGGCCCGCTATCGAGCCCGTAAAGGTCGTTACAACGTACACGCCGAAAAGCGTAAAATTGCCATGACGGTCAAACTGGAATTCGTGACCGTAAGCGTCTGTGATCTCGCGTAATATGTTTGTTTGAAGTGTCCCAGACGATACCGCCCCCAGTATGTACATAGGTGTTTGAACTCCGACTTTTTCAGCATTTTTCTTGACGCGTTTCAACTCCATCAAAAAAAGATCATTGTCGAGCTTTGTTTTTCCAGCCCGTACCGCTCCATGGTTTATCATCATGTACCAGTCACGAGAGATAGAGCGACGCAAGATCCCGATCTGTTTTTCTGTGTACAGTCGATCAAGTGCCATCTTGTATCACCCCTTCCAGCTTCTCGAAGTAATCGGCCATGATATCCTCGGACGCCATACCGCCTTCGAGCGCCTGTTCTCGTTTCTTGTTCTCGAGCTGTTGGGCCTTGATCCGTTCCTTTTGCTCTTTCTGGTCGAGCTTGTCTTTCGTTCCTTCGTTGCCGTTCATCTTGGCTAGAAGCTCGATTGCTCGCATATCGCCTTTAAGAGCCTTTTGCAAAAGTACCGTCGCGACTGCTGTCTGGTTTGTCGCGCTCAAGCCTTTCTCTTCGAGCATTTCTTTTAGTTGCGGACTGAAAACGTCCATTTCCAAAATCTGATTGACTTTCTTTTTTAGGTCCGCTTTTTCCCTTCGAGCCTTTCCGGAGGCGATACCAGCTTTTCGGGCATTCCGTCGGCGTTCTTCGGGCGTTCGTTGCTCGTTTGGTATTAAGTTGTCAATCCCGGCCATCGCCTCCCCTCCTTACTGTTTAATTTTGTTAGATCGAGAATTTCTCACCGTTCTTTTTCTTTTACAAAAAATAGCCTCCCCAGAAAGGAATAGGGGGAGACTGTAAAAGAAAAGTAAGTATAGAAATTACTGGCAAGGGGAAGAACTAAAGAACCCCACCAAAAGCGGACGGGCGGAATCGAACCGCCGAAACGAAGTTTTTTGAAAAAATATAAGGAGATACCCAAAAATGGGAAAAGTTTTTTATGAAAGTAAAAACGTGCTGTACTGTTGGCTTGTCCTGTCGTCCGCAATGAAGATCGTCGTTTCCTTCAATCTTCCGATAATACAATTTTATCACCTTTTTTTGAACACTTTTCCCAAATTTAAGCCCTTTTTAGAAAAATAGTTGTATATTTTATTTCCAGTCCCTCGAAAAATGGTTTAATGATATTTCGATAGACCGAATTCTTTGACATAAAGAGCTCGAGCGCCACGCCTTCGACGTTTTTCGATCGTGTGACATAGAGCGCCTTAATCGCCTCCCAAGTCGAGGGAGCACACTCGCTTGTGTATTCCTCGACAGCTTCTGCGAGCATATAGAGCCGGATCAATTCTGGATCATTTTCTTTGAGAATAACGTTTTTAAGTGCCTCTGGCGTGTTAGACGCTGACTTGCTCTTAATGAACCAGTTTTCATCAAAATTCTGGTAAGGAAAAGTGATCTCTTCGATCCGCTCCTTGATCTCTTTATCGAACGGATAGCGCCGAAGCGCGTCTATAAGATAGCCGTATCTAGTTTCAATTCGCAAGCGTCCCTCCTTTCTAGCCACTAGTGGGCTTTACATTTCTTTATCGTAAATATCGAATACGCCTCTTTTCTGACTATTCCGAAATTCGAGCGCTTCTTCTTTAGTCTGAAATTCAAACTCTTCGAATGTTGTCGAATGATTGCAATCCCAACGCGTCAGCTTGTTATATTTTCTCACGATATAGACTTTCACATTATCCCCCTACGCCGTTTTGATCGGCAATTTCTTGTAATTCTTGGGCCATACGTGAGTTATAATCGTTATTCAATTTATTTATAATCACGTCTTGCATTGTGTTTTTTTCTTTGATCTTCTCGAGCTCGTCTTTTTGCGTCCGGATTGTCTTTTGTAGCTCGCCATTGCTTATCTCAAGTATCCGTACTCGCGTATTCAGATTGACGCATACAGTGATTAGGACAAGAAGAATAAACGCAAAATTCGCACGTATTATCTTATCATTATTCGTCATCTTCTTGTCCTTCTTTCCACATATAGAAGCCAATCACCGCGAGGCCTCCGAGCCACGCAATAGACAAGAGCCCGAATATAACAGTTAATAGGTCCATTAATCCACCTCGTCGTTATCTATTTTTTCTCTTCTAAAGATGAACTTTCCATCACTGAATGTTACGCTCGAATCATTTGATTTTATGATAGAAGCGTCGATATAACCGCCCTTTAAAACTTGTTTTTCAATAATTCTTCTTTTCCTGCTATACGGATATCTATTTGGTCTCATTCTGCTACCTCCAACAATTCTGGATCTTCGTAAATGTTGCCAATGACTTTGAATTTTAAAAAAGTTGAATCTAATAAATCATATAAAGGGATTTCTGGCACTTTAAACTCTCTATTGATTTCTTCTGTGACAAACATTGCTTTTTCTTGACTATAAGATACAACTTCAAGCCAACTGTGTTTATCTGTAACTTCGAGGATATCCCCCTCAAAGATTTCCTTACCATTCTTATCATACAAGCCTATTGATTGACTTACTGTGTCTGGTCTTACTGGATCCCACGAACCAATAGTTATATACTGTTCGTTTGATTCGATAACTTGATTGATAATAAACGATTCTTTTTCATCTTCAATCAAATAACCATATTTCCATTTTTCTTCATCATTTGGCTCAACGGATATTCCTCTATACTTTGGAATCATTCTTCCACCTCCTCAACTTCAAACAGTGGGCTATTGACAACTTCCCCAAACCCAGCATCTTCCAACTCTTTGCGGGTGTGTGCGACTTCCGTGTAGCTGTAATCAGTATCATTTCCCAAATACCAACTGCCCCTAATTTTATCGAATTTTAAAATCGTAAAATCTTTATCCATGTTTTTTATCTTCACAAGATAACGTTTCTCTTTCTCGATATGGTAACCATTCACCCACGCTTCTGCGAAAATATCTACGTTTTCTAATTCTAGCCAATCATCAACCGTACCTCTTGGTGCTTCGTTGATCGCACCAGCGATGTTATACCCGTCTTCTTTTGCTTGCACGATCCAGTCAGCAATAAAACATGGGATCATTACTTTCTGTGGTTCATCTAACTGCTTAAAGTCTTCTATAATTCCGTTGATCGTCACGATTGGAAAAGCATAAAGCTTTTCAAAAAGATCCTCGTACTTTTCAATTAATTCCTGCTTTTTCATTCTTCCACCTCCTCAACTTCAAACAGTGGGCTGTTAAACACGTTACCGAAGCCCCCTTTTTGCAGATTTTCTAACGTGTGATACAAGCGGACACCGTCTAGTCTTTTCTTATTGCCAAAATACCAGTATTTTTGTACGCTGTTCCATTTCAGGTACTCCCAGCCGTCACCAATATTTTTTACTGTTACAATATACCGCTTCACTTTCTCAATATGATAGCCATTGACCCAAGCGTCAGCAAAGATATTTTGCCGATTTTTTTCATCTTCACAAAACCACAAATTCACTTCTTCGGGTCCATTTTCTAGCGCGAAATGTAAAGTCTTGTTTTGGCCTCTCACGCAAGAGATCCAGTTCGCCACCGGCCGGGGGAGCGTGACTTTTTCTTTTGCTTCGTCTAATTGTTTTAAATCTTTCAAAACTTCAGACGTATCGACCCTTCTGAAACAGTCATGGTTCAAATACTCGTATTTCTCAATTAATTCTTCTTTTCTCATTCCTTCACCTCTTCCACTTCTACGAGTGGGCTTTCTAGAAGCCACCCGATACCTTTTAGATTTAGCTCGTCAATCGTAAACGATTGCTTGAATTTTAGCTTGTATCGTCTATCGTCCTCGAGCTCGATCATGTATGTTTTAGTTGTTTTATTAAATCGCTTCGAGTTGCATAATAGGCTCCGTAACGACTCGACCTTTCGTCCAGTCTGGTACGCGATCTCTTCCATGGTACCGAAGGCGATCAGCGTATCGTCTTTGTAATAAGCAAAGGTCCGGACTTTCATTGGTGAGCCCAATAGCCCCACATCATCAATCCCGAAATAATCGCATATAGCCTCGATTCCTGTCCGATCAGGTACGCGATCGCCTCTTAACCAATAATCGATTGTATTATAGGACCAGCCCAGCTTTCTTGATAGCTGGGTTTTAGTGACTCCCTTTTCGTCCATCAAGCACCTAAGGTTCTTTCTTAACTCCTCGCGCTGCTTTGGACTATATTTCACGTATTCCATTATTCGGCCTTCTTCCCCATTCAAAGATTTGCACGTCGTATTTTTTGCCATCGACCGTAATCAATTCACTAGCTCCACGCACATCTTCTCTGCCTTCGATTTGTTTTATGAGTTTGACGCAAGTTTCACCAAGAAATAATTGACTTTCTATTTCGTCGTATCTCTTATTTTCCATCACCCCAATAACTTCATAGTACGTTTTCTCTTTCATTGTGCCATTCCTTCCGCTTGCTTTTCTAACCATTCAAACAAGAGCCCGAATTGCTTGACGACTAATTCGTCGTCATGGTACTTTTTGCAGATTTCAGCGATCGCGTCCACGGTCCAGAACCAATAACGCTCGGAACCGAATCCCAAAGTCTGGGCCACTTGGTTATTTCGTGCCATGAAGTCCGGGAGCTCGGCGCTAAAGAAATGTATATAATTCATCGTTCCATTCCTCCACTTTGACATAGATCCCCACGACCTCAGACCAAAACTTCTCAGCGATCTCGCTTGCGACCTGTGCGTCGTCTTTCCAAAAGCCCAGCTTCGTCATGCAATCCTTGAATAACTTCTGAAGGTTATCCGTATCTGGTTTGGTTGTCTTGTACTGCCCAGACCGGACTCCCTTTATCATCGGGAAGCACCATTTGACAGTGAGCCGGATCGGTCCTTTCAATTTGTCTGGTGGTACATGACGCGCAAGTAAACTTTCAAATTTTGCTCGAGCATTTTTCAGCTCCTCTGGCTCGTAGAAAATCGGCTTACCATTTCTGACATTTACTTTTTTCTGTTGGTGCGTCGTTGTTGGAATTTTTTCCATCGGCAAAAAGAACTCAATCATTTTTCGCCACCTCGTTTTTATACTTTTTTTCTTTTGCATTTTCTTTTTACTTACCACGCTCTCGCGCTAAGTCCAAGTTAGGGGACAGGGTTACAGGGTTACAGGGGGCGGGAGCAAAGCCCCCCTGTTCCTGTTCCTGTTCCCCTTGGACCTCAGGGACATTTTCCTAAATTTCTCCCTCCAAAGGAGGAGAAATTGTGTCCCTCGTTTTGTCCCTGAGTTTCTCGGGTTTGTCCCTGACGGCTCAAACACGCATGGTTGAGCGATTTCTTAGGGACATTCTCGGGTTTGTCCTTGTCCCTACGGACACTCTAGGGACACAGGGACATTCTCGGGTTTGTCCCTCAGGGACAGGGACATTCCCGAAGTTGTCCCTCGGGTTTGTCCCTCGGGTTTGTCCTTGTCCCTAATTTGTCCCTGAGTCATATTTCGGTAAAATTTGATTATTTTTAATCTCAAAATCACCATTATTTTTTACCCATCGGCGAATGGTTTTTTCGCTTACCGGCTTATCTTTGGTTGAAAAATGCTCTACCACGTCGTTTAATTCAACGGGATTTATTCCGTCGAATAATATCTCCATAGCCGTTGTGAATTTTTCGTCAGCGGACTTTTTCTTCTTATCATTAGCCTTTTTACTGTCTAAATTGTTTTTCCAATTAGGAGTAGTGTCCTCGAGTTGGATATCTGCCAAAACCCCCGAATCGTCCAAGAAATGGACTGGGTAGCTAAACCACATATTGATAGGCTTGAATTTGGCAAACTCTCGAAGCGTTCCTTCCACGCGCCACGCTGTCGAAATTTCGATCGCTCGGCGGGCTTCCTCAATCTTATCTGTCCACGGCTTACGGTCGAGTACGTTTGGAATCGCTCTTTCGAAGTGTGTCCGCATGTTTGCTGGGCTTTGGAGATCGTCAAGGCTGACTTCCTCTTGATAATATCCAAGGTTGCACGTTTGCAAGGCCTCTTTATAGATTCGTGTCGCCGTGTGGTTGATTCGTTGTGCGTATAGCTCCTCTGTGACGTCAAGCTCCACTAAGTCTATAAGCGCGTCTGGATCTCGAGCGAATACGCCCGAACCACTGGCCCGGTCCATCGATTTTTTGCCCCCTTGAGCACCTTTTGAGTGGTGGTGGCAATAGATCACCGAGCAGCCGAGCTCTGTTGCTACTTTGTCGAACTGATTTGTAAAGTGTGCCATCTGGTCCGCGTTGTTTTCGTCACCCGTCAATACTTTATAGATCGGGTCGATAATCACCGCTATATAATTCTTTTTGAGCGATCTTCGGATCAATTTTGGCGCGAGCTTGTCCATTGGTACAGTCTTACCGCGCAAGTTCCAAATATCGATATTTTGTAAATTGTTCGGTTGAAGCCCCATTGCTTCATATACATCGCGGAATCTATGGAGACATGACGCGCGATCCAACTCGAGATTGACATATAAGACCTTGCCTTGTGTACAGTTCCATTCAAGCCATTTCTTGCCCTCTGCGATCGCGATTGACATTTCGATTAGACTGAAAGATTTTCCAGCTTTTGACGGGCCGGCGATCAGCATTTTGTGCCCTTGGCGAAGGACGCCTTCAATCAACTCGGGCGCTAGCTCTGGGAGATTGTCCCAGCTATCCCCAAGGCCTTCCGGATCCGGTAGATCGTCATTTAAGTCCTCAATATACTGGTACCATTCTTCCCAGTTGACTTTTCCGATATTGGTATCAACGAGGAATTGTTTCTGGCCGTTTCGTTCGAATCCCGGCATACGGGACAATCGCGACGGGTTGCGGTTTTGTGTATCGACTGATATTCCGTTCTTTTGGCATATCTTATATAAATAGTCAACGCGCTTTCTGTACTCTTCATAGTTGCCCGCGTCCACTTTCACGATAGCGTGTAAGGACTTGTTCCCACTATAGACAAGGGCCACGATTGGAAGCTCTAGTTCCTTATAGATCGCGTTTTGTTTCTCAACGCTCATGCTGTCCGATTCAACGAGCGCGTACCGATAGTCAGTCACGTTCTCGTTTTTGGCTCCCTTGCCATCGAGCGGATTGAAACGAATCCACGCGCCTGCTTCCTTGTGGTAGTCCCCGAGGACCGCTCCGATATCGCCGTTACATTTGGATAGTTGCTCGATCAGTTGCCCGGCTGTCCGGTCATAGGCTCCCTTGGTCGGAAGCCATTTCTCTATTTCGCCCGTTTCGTCGTTTACTTTTGGATAGCTTTCCGTGACGTATCCGACATTCTCAGACGATTCAAACAAGGCCTCGAGGTATTTGATAATCTCTTGTACTGGGTTCCAGTTTGTAGGCTCATGAATCTCTTTTCCCTCGATCCAGTTCTTATCAATGACACGATAGTCCCGATCAATGGTATCGTTCCAGTCGAGTTCGTGAGCGCCCTCGCTGTCGGTTGAGTACGGATTCACCCAGCCGTGATCTTTCGCGAGTTGGACAATCGTCCCTCCTGTCACGATCGAGCCCGCTTCCTCGTTGAAGGTGTCCCACTTTTTGAAACATTCAAATTTTCGGTATCGGGCCGGATCTCGTAAGGACCAATTGTCCCAATCGGAGGCTGTGTATCCTTCGTGCTTCAAGGCCATTCCGACGTTGATCCAATCTTGATAAGACAGAATCGAGGGGTCTATATGGTCTAAAAGTGGTAGTAGGTCAAATTCTCGTTCCATTAGTCCCCTCTATTCCTTTTTTTAGTTTTCTTTCTTTGCTGCAATTCCAAACGCTCCGAGGCTCAAACCTAAAAGTCCGAGGAGGCTGATCGCGATTCCGAATTCTGATCCCGTATTAGGAAGTGTAGCCGGTGCGCTGTACGCTTCGACTGTTTCTTCGGATTCGTTTCGCGTGTTTTGCGCGTGATTTTCCACGCGATTATTGATTCTCACTTCTTCGACTTTTGGTGTTTCTTTTGGCGCTGGTGTGTTTGGCTTGTCTTGTTTTGGTTGTGGTTTTGGTTCGTCGCGTTTTGGTTCTGGAATATCGATCACTAGTTCTGGTTTATCCAATACTGGCGCGTCTGGAGGTGTCACTCCGCCTTTCCATTCCGGCTTGTCAAGCTGCGGAGCGTCAAACGGTACTGTCCCACCCTTCCACTCTGGTTTTTCCAAAATCGGAGCGGGAGGCATAAGCGGGATATCTTTTAAATCGATAGAAGGCTTGTCATAGACCGGCGCTTCATTCGGGATCTCAAAGACTGGCTTATTTTCCCCAGACGCGTCCCCCTTGCCTCCGACAAGTTGGGCATAGCTATACGAAGTAGCTCCGTCAGTTTCGGCCTTTAGCTCAATTTTATTCGTTGGATTTGTGCTGTCTTTGACCGCGTTTGTTAATTTAGTCTTGTAATACAAGTAGACCATTTTGTCCAAGCGGTCCATAGTGATATTGAAGCCGTGGTCACTCTTGCTGATTGATTTAACGAGGTCCATCGCTGATCCCTTTTCAATCCAAGGATTCAAACTCTCGATATTCTTGATTTCAAAGTAGTTATCAACTAACTTTTGATTTTCGCTCATTGTGTCGATCAATTTGACGTAATTCAAGACTTTTCGCGCATAGTTGACGCGTACAGTCCAATTAATAACAGTTGGGTCATTTTCATCTTGTGAACCCCACTTAGAAAGAAGTTCATCTTTTCCAATCACTTGCTCTTTTCCGATTTGAGCCGTTACGACTGTGCCGTTAAAGTTCGCGGTTACTGGTTTGCCACTCTCGACTTTATCGGTCCATTTTGCGTCGAGCTTGAGGCTCATTTGTTTATTTAACGGGTGATTCTTGAAATAGTCGTTGAATACAGTCGTCACTGTCCCGGCCGTGCTGTCTGCGGTTGCTTGACCGACAACGGCATTTTCTGGATTGTGCACATCGAAGGTAAAGCTAGTTTGAAAAGCTACTTCTTCCGGGAGCGTGAACGTCACTTTGTCCCCTTCGTTGATCGTGAGATCGTCGGGGAAGTGTACGTTCTTATATTCCACGCTAAAGGGTTGATACTTCCCTGTGCCGTTTGATTGATCGACAACGACTTCCGGATTTTTGACTTCAATCACATTCCCGCTCTTTTCAAAAGTTGTTGGAAGTCCTTCTCGTTCGTTATTCTTAGCTTCAGCGCTTCCTGTTCCCGCGTCATTGCTAGAATTTGCTGGTTGATCTGCTTCCGTTGCTGGAATAGCTGATTCAGTTCCGCTTGTTTCTCCGCTTTGGTTTGTTGCAATTGTTGCAGTCTCTGGCGTGATTCCTCGATCAGACTCATCGGCATTTACTCCCTTAATCCCAAGTGTAGCTGTTGCAATAGTAGCGACTGTTAAAAGTGTTAATTTGTTAGTTTTCATTGTGTTTCTCCTTATTATTTAATTTGGTACATATTCGCTTGCTCTGATTCCGGACGGGATTCTCCACCCGTTCGCGGCGATTCGGTCAATCATATTTCTAGCGCTCTCAAAGTTCCACATTCCGACGTTGCGGAAGCCTCGACTTTCGAGGAAGCGAATCTGCTTCGGTGTTGAAAGTCCTTCGTTCCTGCGCTTGTTCAAACGGTCAAGCAAGAGATTTGCTTTCCCAGCGTTCCCCACCTCATCGGTAAAGATACCGTACTTTTCGAGGACCTTGAGTTGTTTTTCAGACGGCGGGGCCATCTCCCAGCCAAAATTCGGAACATAGCTCGAAAGATCTTCCGCATGAATAGACATTTCAAATTGAAGCGGATCGACGAGCTTTCTCTTGCGTTTTCTCATTTCCGCAAGTTGTTTCGCAAGGGCTTCTTCACGTTCTGCGACGACATCTTCCGCGCTTTTGGCTTCCATAGCCTCGAGATCGAGCACGACGCCCGTTTCCTCTTCCATGTTTTCGACCATCTTCTTTGTGACTTCCGGGCTCTCACATATCAAGTGAGCCGGGCGACAAAGCTCATGGCGCTCCGTGTGCCATAAGAAATCGAAAAGAAGAAGTTCTTCTTTTCCGGGGAAGAGACGCGTCCCACGCCCCACCATTTGAGAATAGAGCGCTCGGACTTTTGTCGGACGTAACACGACCACGCAATCAACTGAGGGGCAATCCCAGCCTTCCGTGAGTAGCATAGAGTTACATAGGACGTTATATCGTCCCTTCTCAAAGTCCTCGAGCACTTCGGCCCGATCTTTCGATTCGCCGTTTACTTCGGCTGCTTTAAACCCTCGTTCGTTTAAGATATCGCGAAATTTTTGGCTTGTTTTCACAAGTGGAAGAAAGACGACTGTTTTCCGATCCTTACAATACTTGGCCATTTCGTCCGCAATCTGTACGAGATACGGATCGAGTGCCGTTCCGACATCACTTGCTTTAAAGTCTCCCGCGGACATCGAAACGCTTGACAAGTCGAGATCGAGCGGAATCGTTAAGGCTTTAATTTTGGAAAGGTAGCCTTCTTTAATAGCCTGTACGAGTGAATACTCATAGGCTAAACTATCAAAGTACGATCCGAGGTTCTTCATATCTCCACGGTCTGGCGTGGCCGTCACTCCCAAAACTTCCGCGTCTTTGAAATAACCCAGCACTTTTTGATATCCGTCGGATATAGCGTGGTGTGCCTCATCGACGACAATCGTATCAAACCAGTTTGGCGGGAATTGACTCAAACGTTTCTCGCGTTGCATGGTTTGGACAGATCCCACGACCACCCGATACCAAGAGCCTATTGACGTACTTTCGGCCTTTTCTAGTGCTGTACCGAGGCCCGTCGCGGTTTTTAATTTGTCGCTTGCTTGATCCAATAGCTCGGATCTGTGAGCGAGTACGAGGACGCGTTTCCCTTCTCGGACTTGATCTTCAATGATCTTTGAAAAGACGACCGTTTTCCCCGTCCCAGTCGGAAGGACGAGAAGGGTTCGTTTTCGCCCTTCTGCCCACTCCTTCTGAACAGCTTCCCGTGCCTCTTGTTGATAGGGTCTTAACTCCATACTTTAGAACCTCCTATATTAGAACGGCCCTCCTGTGAAGCCTCCCTGTGCTGGTTGTTGCGGTTGTTGGTATTGTGGCGCTGGTTGTTGGTACGCTGGGGCTTGTTGTCCCGGTTGCGCGTTCAATACTTTTGTATAGTCCACGTCTTCGGCGTAAATCATGCTTTTTACGTCATTGTACTTGTTTCCGTTGTACTCGTAAGATCCAACCTTACATACTCCGACTTTTCCGATGATCGCGTTCCAATCCATACGAAGCGGTTCGCCTTTCCGTTTTTGTCCGATAGCTCCGAAGAACGCGGAGAGCATACCTTCGGTTGAACTGTGTAAGAATAAGTTGTGCTTGAGCTCTGTTTCTCCTTCGTTTGCTACGATAGTAAGGTGTACTGTCGCTTTAGGACAAGCTGGTAGCTTACCGGGATTTTGAGGGTTTGGCGTATGACGTCCGCGATCGTAACTCTTAACCGTGAACCAGTATAGACCGTCTGGTAGAAAGACGAATTCTGAATCCTTTTGGAGCGTGTCGTTCCAGTCAAGTTCGCGTTCAAAGTTATTGTTAAATTGTTGTTGTGTCATGATAATTTTCTCCTTTAAGCTAAAATAGTAATTTTTTCGTTGCTAGCAAGTTCATTTTTTAAATAATTTGCGATGCTTTCGACGGCTTCTAATTTCCATTTACCACCATCTGCTTCAAAAAGCGCGAGGTTCGCCGATTTGTTGATTCGGAAGACGAATTGACTAGCAGGTTGCTCTACTTCATTGAAAGTACGATATGGACGCAAGGTCACTGGATTTGGAGTCTTAGCTTGCGCTAGACTTGCTACACCATCGCGAACTGTCGCCATTTGACTGATGCCATTGTCCTGTACTTCTGCACCTTTTTCGATTTTTAAATGGCTAGCAAAATCCAAAATCAAATTGCGATCTGCGTCATTGATGAACATAGACTGAAGCATAATATTGAATTCTTCCTGGTCGCGCCAATTGCTGAATGGAATAGCTGGGACAGATGCTCTTACAGATACAATCTGAGGACGTTTGCCATTTTCAAAATCAACTTGATCGTATACAGATACTTTTTGGAAATTGTCCACCACAACTACAAGTTTACGATTGCCGATGAGATCGTTATCTGACTTGAGATAGTCAACTAGACTTTTGAGTGTTTGAAGCTCAAGGATAGGTGCGTACTTACGAGGGTTAAGTTCCTGTAAGCTGTATTCATTGCTATCAAAATATTCCTTCCCTGTCTCTGAACGAATGATTTTGTTTTCTTTACCCGCTAGTTCGACTGTGTAAGATAATGCTTCTTTGAGATTTTCTGTCATAGTTAGTTACCCGCTTTCTTTTTGTTGTAATCAATGATATTTGTACTTTGTTTTTCAATCTTTTCGATGAGTTCGCCAGTGTCGGTTCTCATGTCTCCGTTATCATCAAAGTAAGTTTGACCCGGAATACCACTTTTGAGCTCATTAGCGTGAATTTTACCATTGTCGTCGCGACCGACAATAACAGTTGTTGCGACACCTTTCTGCGGTGCCAAAGTGGATTTAACTTCAATACCTGTATTTACAACAGTTCGCTCATCGTCAGTTGACATCGTTAATGTGATCGTGACCTTACGGGTTGTTTTAGCCTCTGTATTGAGGTCCAGAATATTCTCAAGGACTTTTTCAAGTTCTTTGTCAACCTTTTCTTGTAAGGCTGTATTTGCGATTTTCGACAAATCGATTTTAATAGTTTTATCTTTCATAGATACTCCTTGTTATATTTTGCTATGATTTCTAATTCCCGAAACCTACACCGTGAAGGGGAATTCTGGATCTTTTCGGACTTGGTTTTGAATAACCTCAAGTGTAGCGTCCCAATTCGCAACGATCATGTCCCAGTAATTGCTAGGGAAGTTTTCGATCGGGGTTCCCATCGGGAAGTGTCCGCGGATATAAGCGACCTCTTGCAATTCGTTTTCTGTCACGCCGTTCGGTGCCATTAAATCAGTCAACGCTTGCGGAAGCGTTCCACTCGCTGGCGCTTGTGGTGCGCGTCCCATTTCTTGAGCCACCTCTTGAGCGATCTCAGTTAATTGCTCATTGATTTCGCTCTTTGGTTGTTCCTCTTGCTGAGGCTCTGGCGTTGGTTGTGTTGGTTGTGGTTGTGCTTGTGGCGCTGGCGCGTTGAAGATATGGGCGATACTGTCATAAGTGAACGGTAATTGATCTGGTAAGCCGTGACGGTTCTTCGCGTCCCACGCTGGCCGATGATTGGTGTACATGACGCGCTCGCCCCCTTGGGCTTTTTTCTTTCCTGTGTCGGTTGTCATGACGATTGTCTTATAGTTTGCGAAAAGCACCATGTCGGCCCACTCCTTAACGAGTGGCGCTGTCTTTGAGCTTGACTTTTGCCCGAGCTTCAATTCGTACCGGTCGTATGATCCCATTTCGTCCGGCTGCTCGAATTTCTTGATCTGTGCGTGAGCTGTCAAAACGACGTTGATCCCATTGTCCACTAGCTCTCCCAAGCTATTCAATAAGCGCCCGATCTCTTCTTGTACGTATGTATAGCCCTTGCCCCAGCCGAAATCTTCGATCCCGTTCTTTTGGTGCTGTGCGCATACATAATCTACCGCGAGTTGTTCCGCCCAGTCGATCGTATCAATGACTAGTGTCTTACACGCGCCCGGGTTTGCTTTAATAAACGAAATTTCGTTTTTGAGCATTGCCCAACTCGTGGGCTTGTCCATACGAGCCACGTCCATATTATCGGTTGAGCCTTCCGTATCGATGAATACCGGGTCCGGGAATTGACTCGCAAAGCTAGACTTTCCGATTCCTTCCGGACCGTAGATTACGACTTTTTGAGCCCGCGCCTTCCTTCCTCTTGTGATTTGCATTTTTTAGTCCTCCTCGTCTTTGTCGTCTGCTAAAAGGCCACGAAGAAAGTTTTCAAAATGTTTGCGTTTTGCTTCTTCGATCTCATCGGTCAGATCTTTCGGTTCTTCTCCGTCGAGGGTTTCGAGCTCATACGTTGCATTGACGACGAGCAATTCTCCCCCGAACGCTTCGGCGACTTTTTGCAATTTATCCCCTTGATCTTGTACTGATTCTGGGCTATTTGTTGCCGCGTCTTGCAGCTCTTTCGACCAAGTTGCGCTATATGCAAGAGCTCCTTCGTTGCTTTTGTACTTCATTAAATACTGACCTGTTTCTGTACTTCTGATAACGACAAATTTTTCTGTTTTTTTCATGATTTTTCCTTCTTTCTTTTTAAAAGCCATTTTGCCAAGTTGGCGCGACTGTTTCTTGTGCGCCGTTCATTGCCCCGTTTAAAAGTCCATTTTCAAAACTTTCAGGTTTAATACTGTATCCGTCCTCGATGAGAACCGAACATTCTCCACCCGTTGAGACACGCGTCGCAATTGCTTGTAAGCCTTCTTGTTCTAGCCAAGCACCAAACTCCATTAGTGTCACTTGGTCCATCTGCTCGAGCTTGTCAATAAGCACGAAGCCACACTCTGGCTTGAGCTTGCGAACGATAGCCGTTGCCACTTGTAATTGTTGCGAGCCGGACATATTATCCCAGCGTTGACCTAAGTATAAGAGCTCTCCATCTTCCACGGATAAGCCTGGAAGCGGTAAGTCCGCGTTAGTGAGTAAGTCGCGTTTTTGCTTGCGAATACCCTCAATAACAAGATCTAACTCGCGATACTGTTCACGGTAGCCTTTTGCGTCCTCTTCGGCCTTGTCTTTGTCAAGATTCGCTCGGACTTTAAGGTTGATCTGCTCAATGTTTGCGATACTTTCTTTGATCTCTTGCGTCGATTCGTCGATCAGATCTTGCGTATCTTTGCGAGCAATATCCAAGTCTTGCGCGAGTCCTTGCTCTTTCTCTCGAGCTTCTTTGAGCATTTCTTCCAGACGTTGAACATTTGCGAGTGCCCCTTGATAGTCGTTTTCGATTCTCGTTAGATTCTGACGCTTGCGGGCATTTTCACCATTTCGGCCGAGGATCTCTTGCTGTTGTTGAATCAGATCAGCAATCGAAACGAGTTCTTTCGGTGCGTCTGGATAGTACGGCTGCTCTTTGGCGAACTTTTCTTTCTGGTCAGCAATGACGCCGATCGCGTGTCGCTCTTGGTACTTGGTTTTTTCTTCCATTTCGAGTTGAACGAGCTGATCTCCTACGCCGATGATCTGCAATAGCGTTGACGCTTTTTCTTTATCGTTCATCTCCATAAACTTGGGAAGATCAAGGGCCAGCTCTTCTACGAAGCTATCAAGCAATTTCTGGCCGGCTTTGTTTCCGCTCGGGTCAATGACTTTTAGATCGCTATTCTTGCCCTTACGCTCGACGACAAGGCCATTCGATAGCGTGATTTTAAGGCTTGGGGGAATCGTTGATCCCTCGCGCTGTGCTTGTGAGGGTTTGTACTTATTGCCACCCAAGGCCCACGCTATCGCGTCTAATACGCTGGTTTTGCCTTGGTTATTGTTTCCCCCGACGATTGTCAGCCCCTTCGCTGACGGCTCGATCTTGACCGCTTTAACGCGTTTTACGTTCTCGATCTCGAGCTTGTTAATTGTCACCATTTCTTAACTCTCCTTTCAGACGAGCGAGCTCGTCAAGCAATCGTTCTTCCCGCTCAAGTGTAGCTTTCAGAATTTCGGTTTGTTGCAAGTTGATAAACCACAAGCGATTGAGCGCTTTTGATTGTTGCTCAATTTTGCGGGCTTTTTTACCAAACATGAAACGGTACCTCCGGAGATTCGGTATATAGCTTCATATTCTTTCGGCGACTTGCGAGCTCGTCCTCGTATTGTTCGATGACTTGTGCGTTGTGCTCTGGGAGTCCTTCTTCGATAGCTTTGAGCGTTTCACTTTTCGCGATCCTCATTCTTTTTTTGTGATCCTTCCATGACACGATAAGTCCGGCGATAAAGCATACGCCTCCGATTGCTACTGTCCCGGCAACTTGCCCAGAAATAATAATTTGATTCATTTTAAATACTCCTTTTCTTGTTCTAAAATTTCGTACACGTCCCGGACGTCGTACATTTTCTTTTTTCCTTGTTTGCGAAACGCGAGCCCTCGACGCTCTAGCTTCTTAATATAGCCATGATCGAAGCCGAATTTCTTCATTAAGGCTTTTTGATCGAGTGGTAATCTTTCCGATGTTATTTCTCCCTTGAGCTCCTTCTTTACGATCTCGATCATCTGTTTTAGATAGACTTTCGCGATCTCGTCCGAGATCAAGGGAGGCAAGTTTAACTCCTCCATTTCTTCGTTCCTCCAATTGTGCGGGCAAGCACTTTCTGATATAATTAAGGTAGATATATTTTCAAGCGCTCGAGCTTTCTCGCTCGGGTGCTTTTTTGTGTCTCTTTGTTCTCTTTAGTGAACGCTCTCGGTAAAAAAAATACCGATCTCATCTTTTGAGAATCCGAGGATTGTCGCGACCTTTATCAATTCGTCAGCGTCGAATGATACTAGACCGTTTTCGCGTTTAGCGTATCGAGCACGATCAGACCAGCCAAGGGCTTTTGCCATATCGTCTTGAGTCAATCCTTTCGCGACTCGTTCCGCTTTGATTCGTAAATGATTTACGGTCATATAATGAACCTCCTTCCGTTCGTTTTTGTTCGTTCTCTTTCGGGAACAATCTTAGTATAAACCAACCGTTCTTTTTTGTCAACACTTTTTTTCAAAAAAAATACATTTTTTATTTTTTTAGTATTGTTTGTACTTTTTCGGGAACGGTGATATAATAGAAACGTGAATAAAAAGGAGTGAATTAACCATGCGGACAAACGACGAAATAATAGAACTTATAAAGGAATTATGCGCCGAAAAGAATATCTCTTTGAGTGAGCTCGCAAGAAAAACGAATATGGCAAAGTCGGGAATTTCTCGCTATTTTAATAAGACGAGGACTTTTCCATTGAATCGGGCGGACGCTTTCGCAAAGGCCCTTGGAGTAACCCCGGAATTTCTTCTTGGAGTTAAACCCGTAAAGAAAGAACCGGACTTGTCGAACTTGGATCTTCGCGAGCTGGCAAAGAGTGCAAAAACATTCGACGGAAAGCCATTAAATGAAGAAGATATCGTCGCTATACAAAATATTATTGAAGGATATCTAAAAGGAAGATTATGAGACTAGAAGACATTTGTCACGAAGTGGGTGTCACGCTCGCTTACTTTGACAATGAACTGTGGCCACGGCCCGGAATGATCTTATCTGATATGAAGATCATTTTTGTTAATAAATCACTAACTAAAGAAGCCCAGAAAAGGGTAATATTGCACGAGCTGGGGCATTTGGAACATACGACGGCCGAATATACCATAAACCCGATGAAGTGCGAAAATGAAGCGAACCGGGCCATGATACACGCGCTATTAAAGGAAGAGTTAGCAGCTGGGGACGCGAGCGAGTTTAATTATGTACATTTCATGGAGCGCCACGAGCTCAAAACGACGGCTGAGGAATTAATGGTAATAGATGAATACTATCGATTAGTTGGATAAAAAGGAGAAACGTTATGGACTTTGATAAAATCAAGACTTTCGCAAAAAAAGCGACTGAAAAGACAGCAGACGGAATTTCATCGATGAATGAAATGAGAAAAAAAGCTAGTCAAGAAACAAAAATTTCAATTGGGACGACCACGATCAGAAAGACAATCGACGGCCTATATTATATTGGATTCTATTCAGAAAACCCAGAATTATTCGAATTTGAGAATTTCCAATTCGAGGGATCTACTATTATAGAGCATACAAAAACGACTGGGACGACCAAACAGAAAGGGAAAAAAGGGAGTGCCCTTTTAGGAGCTGGAATCGGGTCAGCGTTTGGGCCAGTCGGTACAATTTTAGGTGGCGTTGTAGGTGCGTCCGGAAAACGAAAAGGTAAAGTAAGCACTGACACTATCACCACTCAAGAAGAAAAGCCCGGACTTGCTAAATTGTACTTGCGGAATATCGAGACAAACGAAGTTAAGACAATTAAAGCCAAGATCACAAGCGCGCAAGCAGATAATATTAAACTGTTTTTCGAATAAATAAAAAAAGCCCCGAGGCAAGCCACGGGGAAAACATGATATAAGTTAAGTATAGCAAAATCATTTCGTTCTTTCAATTGTGCGGGCAAGCCAAAACGGAGGAAAGACATGATAAAAAAATATACAACTAAAAACGGGGAGACTCGTTACTTATTTCAAACATATCTGGGCATTGACCCAGCGACGGGAAAAGAACGGCGGACCACGCGCCGGGGCTTTAAAACCATGAAAGAAGCCAAACAAGCGGAAAGAAATTTACTGCTTGACGTGGAAGAGAACGGGCTTCCGTCGAATCAATCGGACGGTTTTCAAGATCCTACATTTGAAGAACTAGCTTCCTTGTGGTTGGAGAATTATAAAACCACTGTAAAACCCAGCACATTTGAAAACGTTCGATCAAAAGTCGAGAAAATGACTAAAGAGCATTTTAAAGAGATGAAGCTGAAAAAAATAACAGTCGCATACTGTCAAAGAGTGGTTATTGAATTGAGCAAAAACTATATACTTTATAATCACTATCTCTCAGTTATTAACCGTATTTTCAAATACGCTGTTTTAATGGATATACTCAACTCGAACCCTTTCGATAAAATAATCAAGCCAAAAAGCAAACAAACCAAAAGAAAAGGTAATTTCTTAACCAAAGAAGAATTAAAGGAGTTTTTAAAACTAGCTTCAAAAGCTACGCTTCCTTATTTTTTCCCGCTGGTGCATTTAATGGCTTATACCGGGCTTAGAGAAGGGGAAGCCTTAGCCTTGAAATGGTCGGATATAGACTTCGAAGAAAAGAAAATTTCTGTCAATAAGACAGCGGTCAGGATTGAAGGGAAAGAACACCTTCAAACACCAAAAACTAAAAACAGTAAGCGCGTGATTTCTATTGATCCCACCACGCTTTCAATTCTAAAAAGCTGGAAAAAGGACCAGATAAAGATCTATTTCAAAAACGGCAAGCATTTTGAAGGCGATGATAATTTCATCTTCACGAATCAGCGGGCCGAGTGGGTACACATTCACAATTTTATACCATACTTCAAGCGCTTCGTGACTGACCACAAGCTAAAACCTATCACGCCCCACGGCTTGCGACATACACACGCTTCATTGCTCTTTAGTGCGGGCGTTGAGCCTAAAAACATTTCTGATCGGCTAGGACATAGCACCGTCCAGATAACGCTGGACCTGTACACTCACATAACAGAAGAGCAAAGGACCGATACCGTGGAGAAATTGCTTGAATATATGGTAATATAAATATGTCGTATTCAGTCCCGTATTCAGTCACTCCTGACCCCTTGGAAGGCCAGTGATATCAAGGCCTTGGGGGCTAGTGGTACTATTTTAGCATA